GAATGATGCACGCCGGGCAGCCGGATTTTGAGGCGTTGTATCGCATGGGGAAAATCAATATGTATGCCCGCAATAGTTTTGCGGGGTGGGATGATCCGCAAGGACTCCCAACTTCAGTTTGGTATGACGCCTTTGCGTCTGGCGTAGTGGCTCCTCGAAAAATGCTGATGCTTGATCATGAGGTGTGGTCGTACAGCACACAGGCAGAGCGACAAGCCACGGCGGGAAAATACGTCACGCTCTATCAGCAGATCAAGCAGCGCCGCCCAGATCTCCAACTAGGTTGGTATGGCGATCCATTGCGCCGTGATTTTTGGCGAGCGATCAAGTTGCCGGGGTCGGTGGAATACAAAGCGTGGCAAGCCGAAAACAACGATCTTGCCGCAATCATGGCCCCATTCACTGACATCTACTTTCCAAGTCTCTACGTGTTTTACACCCGTGATACGGCCCCGACCAATATTGAGCATGTGACAACGTATCTCATCGAAAACATTCGCGAGGCAAAACGCATCCGCAGAAAGTACGGACGGCTCGAAAGTCCCATCTATCCGTACATCTGGTATCGACGTGGAGACAATGGCCGCGACCTCGATGCTGATGTATGGGAATCCGTGGTGCGGACCGTGCTCGATGAGGCGGACGGGCTGGTGTTGTGGGGCGGCTATCAAACGCCATGGGACGAGAACGCGCCATGGTGGGTGACGATCAAGGCAAGGCTGACGGATAAACGGAGATCCAGCTAATCCCACGGAGGACACGCGAATGGCCGTACCGAGTAACTTGACGTTGACACAGATTGTCACCGAGGCGCTGAAGTGGGGCGGACGTACCGTTCCCACCTCGGCGCAGATTACGGACGGACTGACGCTGTACATGGCGGCAGTCAAGTCGGACATGCACCGGGTGGCTCCGTGTCATCCGTCGTTGTTGACACAGACGACCGTGCCGACACAGATCGGACTGTCGAAGTACGATTGGCCGGTCGATGCCGAAGAGATTTCGAGTATCAACCTGATTGACACGCGTGACGAGACGGGGTGGACGGGTTCTGCGCAAGCAGGCTCGTCCTCCTCGATCACGTTGGCAGCAGGGTTCGACAGCGCGGGCATTGAGATGCGTGGGCGACATGTCCACAACACGACTGCGGGCGTGACGGGTAAGGGGCAGATCCTGACCTACGACAATACGACGAAGGTGGCCGGTCTGACGACCGTAGAGGGCACCGCCTTTGCGGCGGCAACGCCCTACATGATCGAGGCCATGCGGTGGGACGTGAAGAAGCGGACTTCGTTCCATATGAATTCGTGGGAACAGCCCTATGAGCTGACTCGCCCGAAGCAGATGGCCATGCGCGGACGCACGGGCGTTTTCGACAAGGCTCCTGATCGTGTGTACATCATCGAGTGGGAATATTGGGCCGCGCTAGATCGGTTGGACGACGCGGGGGCCGTGTTCCTCAGACATCTTCGAGAATGGAGCGCGATCTATTTCCAGGGCATCGGCATTCGAGTTATGACGCGCTTCGACGAAGACCGTAGAAACACTGAAACCCAGATCTATAACCAGATGTTGGCCGAATACGCAAGTACGGCGTGCAACATCGTAGACGGTACGTACACGGATACCTAATGGCTTTACGCAATCAAGTCGCCGAGAGTAGTGCTACATGGGCTGATCCAGAACTTGGCATCAATCTGCGCTCCAGCGACGAGAACCTCAAGCCGGGGGAGTCGCGGCTGATGCAGAACTGCGAGTTCTTCGGTAGTGTCCGCCTTCGACGCTCGAACCAGCGGGTGAACTCGACCTCGCTGGGTCCGTATGCGATTAAGGGCGGACACATGTTTTACTTCGGTGGAGCAGCCGCTCCCCAGAAGAAGAACCTCATTGCGTACAACAACCGGCTGAGCGTGCTGTCCGGTGCCGGTGTCGAGACGGTGCTGACTTCCGGTCTGAGTGCGAACAAGAACGTATTCATGTCTACGTGGTCGATCAAGGAGCGGGCGTACATCGCGAACGCGACGAACGCACTGTCGTACTATGATGGAACTACGTACGCGACTCTGTCTGGGACAAACATCCCCATCCTCCGTACGGCCGCTGTGCCGGTACGAGACCGGCTGCTGGGCATCACGAACGACGGCATTGAGCGTACAGATCCTCGATCCGATACCGTGTGGAGTCGCAATAGTAGCTGGGCGACCTTACGGCCGAGTCAGCAAGGACCCTTCACGGCGCTGCATCCAACGACCCTCAAGACCGCAGACACGATCTTGGACGGCGCGATTGCTCTCCAAGGTCGTGCCTACTACCTCATTAACGGAACGAACTATGGCGACGATGTCACGGAGTTGGCAGAGCCGGTTGACAACGACGCCAGTATCAAGCTCATTGACGGAACGGTCGGCACGTCCTCGCCGTACTCGCTCTGCACGGTTCCAGGCGTGGGTACGTTTTGGTTTACGTCTGACGCGAATATCTTTTGGATTCCTGACGGTGGCGTGGTTGGTCGGTATGTCGGCGATAAGTTGCAGTCCACGGTTGCAACGCTGGGCCTCAACAATGTTAATTTCGCGGCACTAGACCAAGTCTGGATCTCGTACCATGAACGCATTCTCATGATCGGCATTCCCGTGTACAGCAACCAATACGCGACGGTCCAGTTTTGGATGGACATGCGCAGTCTGATGGAACATCCCGACCGAGGTCCTGTGTGGTATGGTCCTATGTTGGGGCAGTCCATTGGACGCGTCTGGAATGCGAACCAACAGGGCGAGAGTACGCTGTACGGAGGCGAAGGAAATCCCGGCGCGGAAGCCTTCGTGTATACCATGCGCGTCAACGGTCGGTACATCGACGCCATCGGCGCGAGCGACATTCCTGTGTCCATGGAGTACATTCCTCCGTTCTTGGGACTGGGCTCTCCGTCAAAAGAAAAGTACTTACAGGCCATTCACGTAGACGCCAACAGCTATACGGGGCGCGCGACCGTAGACATCATTGACACAGACGGCGCATTGGCAGAAAACATTCCCCTACAGGCGGTCACAAACTAATGCTGAACCTTGAACTCCTTGCGCGCAGATTTGGGAATCCAGGCGAAGGACCCCCTGGCGGAGAGTCGGGCTGTCCCGTACAGGGCGGTCCTGGCTGCGCGACATGGGGTTCGGGTCCGGTATGGGGTGACGGGTCGAAGTGGTGTTCTCGCGTGGGTGTGCCGTACGAGTTCGTTGCGGAACACGAAGCGCACATCCACAGACTCACCGTGAAGATTAAGTACACGTACTGTCACACGCCGGGTATGCCCGAGGCGTTTCGCCTTCACGAATTACGCGCGCGCATTGCTCCAGACCGACAGGCGGACTACCCCTATCAAGCGTTCATTGACGGTACGACGCCGACCGAGCGGTTGAGCATGAAATTGAAGTACACCGCCGTTGCGGGCGCGGCCGACAGTACGGACGCGGCTCACCACGGGTCCTTCGTCGGTACGCCGACTTTTCACAGCGCATCCGCAACTGGTAACGGGTACGGCATGGGATTTGGCCCGGCCGTAAGTGACGCACACGTCAGCGTGCCCCATCACGCAGACTTTGCCCAGGCAGCGTTCTCGGTTGAATTCTGGGCACGGCTTGACGACGCCACGACGAACGAGTGGGGTACCCCTGTCATAAAGTCTACAAGTACCCAGTGGAACGACGGGTGGGGATTCTACGACCGTCAATCAACAGGAAAGTTTACGTTCTGGGTCGATACGTATGACGCACATCCGACTCCGGCTGCGTCAGCACGATACATCAGTATCGCGCGACCGGCCCCCGGCGTCTATCACCACTACGTCGGCACGTTCGACGGAGCCACCCTCGCGCTTTACGTGGACGGCGCATTGGCCGGGTCTACCTCGGCGGTTCCTCTTACCGCTCCAAGCATTGCGCCAATGCTGTTTGGGTACGGGGGATTCTCACAGTCAGGATGGCCCGGTACGGTGGATGAAGTCGCGTACTACAGTTCGGCCCTAACAGCAGAGCAAGTACTTCGGCACTATGAGACGCGTCGGCAGATGTATCGGGCAGCGGTGCTACAGGACTTTCCGGTGTCGTATTGGCCTCTCGATGAGGAAGGCGCATACGGGAATAACTTCACGCTGTATAACGCGCAGATGACGGTGCAGCGAAAGAAGCACCAGCCCAAGGGGTGATATGTCAAATCTTATGCTCGGGAGTAGCTCGTATCTGTTAGGCACGAACGATACGGCTGATGTGTTGCTCAATAACATCTCTCCTATGGACGCGAACCAGCCTAACGGACTCGCGGACGGAATTATTCAAGTTCAAGCC